CCAGAAGCCACGCGGTGACGTCCATGGCCCGAGCGTAGGCGCGGTCACCGACACGACGGCGTAACACGGGTGGGAGCACCCCCGCAGACCCGGGAGAATGGCAAACATGGACTGGCAGACCTCTGACGTCGACTAACTGCTACCATCCTGTCCATGCGCCCGCCACGAACCTCCGGCCCGCGCCCCCGGGCAGTCATCTACACCCGTATCTCCGTCACCGACGACGCCTCAGCGTCGATCGCCAGCCAGGACAACGAACTTCGCGCCATGGCCGCCGAGGAAGGCTGGGATATCGTCCGCCCATTCAACGACGAGGGGGTGTCGGGCGGTGTCCAACGCGCGCAAGCGACCGAAGCACTCGAGATGCTCCGTAGCGGCGACGCCGACATCCTCGGCGTATACGCATACGACCGTTGGTCAAGACAAGGCGTCGAGTACCTCGCGGATCTCCTCCGGGTGCTTCGACTGCGCCGCGAGGCGGGTCGACCCGCGCGGTTCGTCGCGATCCGCGAGGGCATCGACGGTGACGGCTCCGAGGACGACTTCGACCTCCGTCTGTCTGTCAGCGCTGACCTAGCCCGCCGAGAGCGCGACCGCGCCAAAGCTCGCATGAAGGCGGCCGTGAAGTACCGGCACGAGCACGGGCGCCACACGGGAGGTCCGCCACCGTTCGGCTATCGCACGCAGGATGCACCCGGCGGCGGCAAGCTACTCGTCGTGGACCCGGAGGAAGCCGAGATTGTCCGCGACATGGCGCGACGCTTCCTCGCCGACGATGTAGGGGTTTCGACCCTCGCCCGTGAACTCCGGACGAACGGCGTACCAACGCCGAAGAGCGCGGCGCGCATCGCCCGCACGCACGGCCGCCCCGACGACGGACTCGACCGAGGCACGTGGGACGCGACGACCGTCCGCCGCATACTCACTTCCGACCGGATCGCCGGGCGAGTCACGCATGCCGGACGGCTCGTGACCGGCGCGGATGGGCTTCCCGTCACCTTCTGGGAGCCCGTCCTCACGCCCGATGTTGTCGAACGCATCCGTGCCCGCCTCGCCCCCGCGTCAAGGCCATCGGCGCCGAGCCGAGCCGAGCGGCTCCTCTCCGGCGTCGCATTTTGCGCGACCTGCGGAGGTCGCCTTTGGGCGACGACTGTTCGTGGTGGCGTGCCCGTCTACCGTTGCCCCGGTCGCGGGTGCTCCAGCGGCGTGTACATGCGCGCGATCGCCCTCGAAACCTTCGTCACCGACCGCTACCTGTCGATGGTGGGCGACTGGCCAGAGCTGGAGCTCGTAGAGACTGTCGACAACTCTGCGGCGGCGGCGCTAGCCGACGTCGAGCGCGCAATCGACCAAGTCCTCGCAGACATGCGCGACCGCGGCGCCGACCGTGTCGCTCTCGCCGAAAGGCTGGACGCGCTCGACGCACGAGCGGACGCGCTCCGCGCTCTGCCGCCCGAAGTGTCGCGCGTCGTGCGCCCAACTGGCCGCACCCTGCGACAGGCGTGGGAGGCCGCTGAGGATGACCACGAGCGTCGGCGCACGCTCACCCGAGCCATCGACCACATCACCATCTCACCAAACGACAAGTCGACTGGCCGCCGCATCAACTTCGATCGCGTCACCTTCTACTGGAATGATGTTCCAGAGCTGGCCAACGAGGGCGAGTCTCGCGGCCCGTCCCGCGCCGCCGCGACCGCCGACTGATCCGTGGGCGCAGACGGCGCCGGAGAGGGCTGCGGCTGCGTCACGAAACCGTCACTTTCGTCACTTCGCCTTCTCTTCTATTTCCTGCTACTAGCGAATGCTCGCTCAAAGGCGGAATAGAAGAAGAAGGGTGAAATGCGGATCGTGACAGCTTCGTGACGCACCCCACCCGTCCCGCCGCGGCGGAGGCGGCCCGATCACCGACTTCGACGACGCCCTCTTCGTCGCCAACCAGGCGCGCGCCGCACTCAACCGCATCCGCGCGATCGAGGACGCCGACCCGGAGTCCGACGTCGCGGAGCTGTCCAACGCGTTTACACGCGTCGCCACGGCGGCGCGGGACGCGTCGAAGCGGGTGGCAGGCCGCTAACTCCTCCGTCCCTCTTTGTGTCCCCGCCCGCCCCGGCGCCGCGATCCTGGGCAACGCCGCCCCTCCTGGCGGCCTCTCCTCGTGTCCCTATTCCCAGACACGAGGAGGTAGTCGTCAGATGGGCAGCAGTGGGCGCCCTGGCGGCTTCTATAGGGGAGAGAAGGACTACTCAACACCCGCCGCCTCGCCGCGGCGGTTTTTTCAGCGCACATTCCGTGCGAACGCTTACGCCAGCGAGGAGACCAATGCCACACTCCCGCGCCTACCGATTGCAGTGCGCGTACTGCGGTCGCCAATTCATCGCCGTCCGATCCGATGCTGAGACCTGCTCGGCCGCATGCCGCGCACGCCGTCACCGTGAGCGCCGTGCTCGCCAGGCCGTAGCCGCGGCGGCTCTACTTGCCCGGCAGGCCGACCTCGCCCGCATCGCCGCGAGCATCAGAGACCGTGAGCGCGACCATTTGCTTGACGAACTCGCGAGCCTCGCTGACGAGGCCGACCGCGTCGCCACCAATCTGCACGCCGTCGCCGCATAGCGGCCGTTCGACCCGGCGCACACCTGCGCCGCTTCACCCGCGATCACATCGCGCAAGCCGCGAGGCCTGAGCCCCCTCGCCGCTCTCCCCCGGTAGGGCCCCCGTGAGTAGTCCGGTCTCATGGCAGGGCCCTACCGGTACATCTGCCCACGCTCGACCGACCAGCGAGACCGGACGCCGACCGCTCATCGGCTCGCAGAACCGGACAATGAACACTCTCCCCAAGGCGATCCGCACCTATGCGCGCGCACACTGCGGCGTGAACCCCTTCGACTCCCGCGCCACGACCAAGGAACTGTTCGATCCGGCGTTGCACTGGTCGGTTCGCGTCCACGTCCCATCGCCCGTGCATGTCGCCCGCTATCTGCTCGCCCGGCACCTCAACGACGAGGCGCCGACGTTCCGCGCGCCCGAGGGCGTGCTCTGCATCGTCGGTGACGAGCGCCGCGTGCTCTCGCGCGACGAGATCGTCGCCATCCTGCGTGACCTCGTCGCCGCGATGCCTGAGCGCGTCACTGGCCTCCGCGAATACAGCCAGAGCGACCTCTACCGTGGCCTCCGCGCGTTTACGCGCCTCGCGCCCGCGAAGGAGGTCGACGCCTACCTCGCCGCGATCGCCGATGCGCTCCCTCGCACGCTGAAGCCCGCCCCGGTGCCTCGCGCGCCCCGCGCGCCGAGGCCCGCGCCGATGACGCCCGCGGAGCGCCAGCGCGTCTCACGCGCCCGTCGTCGCGAGCGAGAACTCGCTACCGCCCGCGCCTACCTGGAGATGTGGCGAGACGACGACACCGGCAAGTTCCCGACCGAAGCTGTGCCCCGCCGCGAAGTGGTCGACGGCCTCATCAAGTTCGCCGATATGGCCGCGGCCGAGTTCGATGCCGCCCACGAAGCACACGAGAACGCGCTCGGCGCATGGGAACTCGCCCGCTTCCGCGACCGCGACAGCGACACCCCACGCCCCCGATTGCCACGCCCCGTGAACGAGTGGCCGGACATCGCGGCGGAGTCCGGCTATCCGCTCCACCCGGCACGGGTTACCGCCCGCCGCGCCGTGGCCCTGCTCCGCGAGCTGGGGATGATCGAGACTCGCAGCGGCGACCAGCGACGCTACCGCTTCCCCGAGGCGCTCACCGACACCACCGTCGACACGGAGAGGACGTCGACAACCATGCACCCCGACTACATCGACCGTCAGGCCGACTCGATGGCACGGCTCGCCGACGCGACCGAGCGCGCCGCGGAGGCGGCCCAGCGGCTCGCCGCCGCGAATGGGCTCCTCGCCCAACAGGCCGACGCGTTCGCCCACGGCGACAAGCTGACCGCGCTCCACCTCCAACGCGAGCGATTCGCGGCGACCGGCACGGACGGAATCGTGATCGACGCAACCGCCCGGTTCGGAGGAGACCGACGATGACGAGCACTCCTGACTTAGGCCGCCGCCACGTCGGACGCGCGGCGTCGGCTCTCCACGTTCCCCGTCCGCTCGCGCGTGCGATTCTCGCCCTCCCGACGCCCCTCCGCGTCGATCTGTTCTCCGAGGTCGCCCGCGTCGGCGTCGGCCGCGTGCTCGCGTTTACACGCACCCAGCCGAGCATCCCCCCAACCCATGAAGGAGTCGCAACGGATGTCTCACGACGTCGGGCCGAACTTCGCGGCCCTCGATGAAGCCGCCCAGTCGCGCATCCTCACCGCCATCCGCGACTGTCGCTGGCACAGGTGCCCCAGTAACCCCGAGGATGTCGCCCGTGACGTCCTCGCCACGCAGACCCGCCAGCCGCGACGCCTCCCGTCGTCCGTCTGGGACCCACCGGCGCCCCTGCTCAGCGCTCACTGACGAACGACGCAGAGCACGAGGCACCGGTTGCAGGCCGCGTATGAGCGGCCCGCATTCGCCCTAGGGTGCCGTAGCCAGGCCAGACCGGCGGGCGCCCCTAGCTGGCATTCGCGCGTCAGATCGACTCCCACGGGCATTCGATCGCGTGCATTGCCGCTCTCTGGCGCCGCGCTCGGCGCTCACGCAACCGACCGGGCAGGCCCGGCACATCCGCGGAGCGCGACGTAGCGCCCGGAGGGCGGCACCCCCGAACCACGCCACCGCCATCGCCGTCGACGCACGCCAGGAGCGTGCCTCGACCCGCTGACCGCGTGGCTCGTCAGATGTCCGGCCCAAGGCGACCGGCGTCGACCCCGCAGGACGGTCCTCCACATCACGTCAGACGGCGCCTGACCCGCGCCACACTCCTTAGGAGAACCTCCAATGACACTTAACACCTACACGGCAACCGAAATCGGCCAGTGCGCCATCGCGGGCATCAAGTACGCCCTCGCCATCGGCGGTCACGTAGCCCGCTACACCGCCGCCGACTTCCTCCCCGGCCACGGCGGCAAGGCCTACCTCCGCATCCCTGGCGCCCTCACCGCCCGCTCCCGCGACCTCCGCGACGAGACCACCGCCGTCGTCTTCGACAAGATCGCCGAGAATCGCATCTCGGTCGATCTCACCAAGCACCTCGTCTCGGGCGTTGCACTGGGTGACGCCGAACTCACTCTCGACCTCAAGGACTTCGTCAAGCAGGTCCTCCTGCCGCAGACCGACGCCATCGCCGACGGCATCGAGAAGGTCCTCGCGGACGTCCTCGACGGCGTGACCGCTACGGACGCGTCAGACGGCTACAACGAGGCGGCCCCGGCGGCGCTGTTCACTAAGGGGCGCCGTGCGCTCCGCGACCGCGGCGTCGACGTCGCCAACGAGAAGCTCGTCGCGTTCGTCGGTGGCAACATCGTCGACGCACTCCTCGACAGTGGCGCACTCGACTTCTCCAAGACCGGAGATGCCGACGCCCTTCGCCAGGGCACCCTCGGTCGCATCCACGGCTTCACAGCCGTCGAAACCAGCCGCGGCATCGGCGCCGACGAAGTCGTCTTCACGACCGCCTCCGGCATCTACCTCGCCACCGCGGCGCCCGTGGTCCCCGAGGGCGCCAACTTCGGCGAAACCGTCACCAAGGACGGCCTCACCGTCCGGTACCTCCGCGACTACGACGCCAGCACCCTCCGCGACCGCTCCGTCGTATCGACCTTCGTCGGCGCTGGCATCACGCCCCTCTACGAGGTCCAGCGCGACTACGACACGGGCGAGGCCACCGTTTCGGATGTCGAGGGCGGCGCCGTCGTGAAGCTCACGACCGCAGCGCCTGAGGACATCGAGGACGACGACAACATCGAGGAAGGCTAAGCCTTCCCGGCGCCTCGAGCGCGCCCCAGCCGGGCCGTCCACCCATCACCGGGCGGGCGGCTCGGCACCCTGCGACCCACCCACGAAAGGACCCGCATGATGCGCACCGAGGAGCGCCGTGCCGACCACGCCGACCGGCTCGCGCGATACGTACGACTCGTCCACGACGAGGACATTCTCGGAACCTTCAACAGCACCCCCGACGACCTCCTCGTCGCGGTGGGCGCCGGTCTGGCCGTCGCCGCAATGGAGGGCGCTTTCGACAGCACAGCCTGGACGGCGCGCACCATGTACGGCATCCCGCGCGATGCCGTCGAACTGCTGGCCGCCGCGTACCTCGCGACGGTCATGCCTTACACGGCGGCCGCTTTCCTCGCACGCCCCACCGAGGGGGACATTCTGGAGGTGCGTCGCTGGCTCCGTGCCCGCGGCATCGACGCCCGCGTCGACCCGCCCCTCGTCGTCCAGGCGGCGGTGGCCGCCCGTGGCGCGTCGGGCTGACCTTCGCGGAGTCCTCGTGTCTGCACCACTTCCCCCGCCGCTCTCGACGTTGGCCACCCGCTTAGGCGTCACGACCCAGTACGTCGACGACATCGACAAGGCCCGCGCCGAGGCCGCCCTCGCGGACGCCACGACCCTCGTGCTCGCGGAGGTCACCCCGGCGATCGCGGAGCGCTGGACGGCCAACGCTCCGCGGGCCATCGAACTCGTCATCCTCACGGCCGCCCGCCGCGGCTACGAGAACCCGCGAGGCATCTACCAAGAGACGCTCGGCGAGCACACCGTCGGCCTGACCGAGGCCACGGGCGTCTACCTCACGGTGCTCGAGCTGGCGCAGGTCCGCCGCGCCGCCTACGGCCGCGACGGCGGCTTCGTCGGCACCGTCCGCACACCCTCGGCCTACGAGAGAGCTCCACACAGCGTGCACGACTCGGTCACGTCCACGTGAGACGGCCCCCAAGCGAAATACCCCCACCCCTTGTGCATCAGCCCCCATCTTCTCGGCACCACCCGGCATGCACCCCGATGCCCCTAGTGGCCCCGAGACAACACGACGACGTTTGAAGGTGGCGTCTTCGTGGGCTCGCTGTCGTTCGGCCTTTCGCGGCGCGCGAGAGCAGGCGGCGACTGGGAATCGCGTGGCCTGAGTGCGTGGCTCGGACATAGGGCCGAGCGCGACGCACGAATCTGCCGTCGGCGTATCTTGGAACGCCGACGGCACCCCGCGCGGCGGCGATTGCGTCGAGCAACGTTCCGCGTCGCCGCCGCGCCTTCGGGACGCCTCACCTCCGCATCCAGCCTGGCCCTCACGATTCGTAGCGTCGCACGCGACCAGAAACGAGCCCGCCACGAGTGACGCCACTTAGGCCGCACGCCGACATGCGCCGCCGCGGCGCGCGCGGCCGACGCCGCACCACGGCGTGAGCACCATCCTGCGCTCCAATGACACAGCGATCGAGGGCCGGGGGGTGACTCCCCTCCCCGGCGTGCCTCCCTGCCCGGAGCGGCATAGCAATCCACTATCGGAGCGCATGGCCTCCGTTTTTCGGACGGAGACGCGCGCGTCAAGCCGATCCGTCCCATCCCCGTGCGCTCGCTTCCGATCGCCACCCTTCGGCTCTCAGCAACTCAACGAGTTCGAGCCCGAAGTCTGTGATGCCCTCAGCCCTCCGGGGCGGCTTGACAGCGACATAGGTACCAGGCGAGGGCTTAGCGACTCCAGCACGAACCAAGGTCGATTTGATCGGTCCGGGCAAGCTCTTCCAGACGTCACTGGTACCCCACGTGACCGGCTGCGATGTGTCCCGTTTGGTGCGCTCCCACTCGTCCGACAGCAACGCGAGAGCCCGGACGTGCTGAACCTCGAGAATCTTCAGCGCATCGACGATCCATTCGCTCCGGTCCTCGGCGAGCGGGTCGATCGATGCGTCCGCGACGGCGTTCGCAAGCACTCGTCGCTTCGCCTCAACGGCAGAATCGACGGCGGCCCCGACAGCTTCAACAAACAGCCGCTCAAGACGAGGGTCGGACGTGAGGCGCATGATGAAATCACGCTCTGTCTGACTCTTCGTGATCCGCTCAAGGAACGCATCCGCGCGCGCTCTCCGGCGAGCACGTATGTCGGAGACCAGTATCTCCATCCCGGAGCCTCCAGGAATTTGCGAGAGAAGGATCTTCCCTGCCGTCTCAAACCAACTCGGCCCCGGTTCGCCCATCCCGCGAGAATAACGCGGCCCAACGCCAACTAGGCCAGGTTCGCTATCCCCATCTCACAGCTCGCGGACGCAGAGCGCGAATCAACTGCCCCTACCTCCCTAACGAGGTAGGGGCATTCGTTGTTTTGTGTCGTCTTAGGTGGCGGCCCGCGCCGCCCACATTGCGAGCGCTCGATCGAGCACCTCACTCACACCGACACCGAGCGCCTCGGCGTCGGCGAGCCCATTGGTGCCGCCCTCAGTGTCGACGCAGGTCTCGACAAGCGCCGCGACGGGGTCGTCTTCGTCGATACGCCGCCGCGCCGCGATCCATAGCCGCGCGGCCGTTTCGACAATCGCGCTCCCGACCATCTCGTCGACCTCGTAAACGTCCAACTCTTCGAGCATCGTGCCCCTTTCCAATGTCTGCTACCCACGCGCTCGCGTGTCGAGGATCATGGACAATGCGACGGACTGTCAATCCATCCGCCAGGAGGCTCACGTGTGACGTCGCACGGGACCATCCGTGATTCGCGCGCATATACCGCGCTCTGCGTGGCACGATTCAGCCGCGCCACGTAACGATCGACAAGGCACCTACGCGGAGGCGATAGCGTGGATCGATAGTCACTCGATCGCAGAGAAGGGCGCTGTTTCGTGGACTGGCAGACCTCCGAGGACACCGTGCCGTCGGCCCCGGTGACGGAGGCCGAGGCCCGCATGCTCCTCGGGCGTCCCCCGGCGACGGGCGCGTGGCGCGACGGAGACCCCGTCGGCGACC